GCTCAAGGCAATTTCCGATTTTGTGAGCCGACTGGGCCTGTCCATGGGCGATCTGGGCATGACGGTGCGGGCGGCTGATCCTGAAGAGGATGAGCAGCCGGGGGTACTCAAGCTCGATGACAAGACACGCGAGACATTGAGCGACTTCAACACCCGCATGCTGGGCGTGATGAATGGGGCCCGCGAAATGATGGCCGCTGCCGACAAGGCGACGAAGGCGGACCCGGTTTTAGTTGCGCATGAGGCGCGGGAAGGTAAATCATGAATGCCAATATCCGAACGAATCAGGTCACCGACGACATGGTGGTGCGCTTTTTAGGTTGGAGGGTGCCGCAACATTTCTATCCAGATTGCTACATCAGCTTTGACCGGGAAAAGGCTTCCCAATCTCCAAACTCTTGGCCTACTGGCACAAATCTACTGGATGCTTATCAGGCCAGGAAGATGTTGGAGCACGTACTGCAACCACGCAATGAGACCAGCGGTCTGACGTTTGGTCTGGCCATTGAAGCGCTAAAAAATGGTCAGCGGGTGGCTCGCTCGGGCTGGAATGGCAAGGATATGTGGCTTGGGCTGGTGTTGGCCTACGACTACAACCCAAACTCCAGCTCTGGGGTGGCCAGCGCTCACGCGCTTGGCTTTGTCAAGCTGCCATGGATCGGCATGAAGACCGCCGACGACAAGTTTGTTCCATGGCTGGCCAGCCAATCCGACATGCTGGCTGATGACTGGCTGATTGTTGGCGCAAAGGACTGATTGATGCGCTCAACCGCCGCTGAACGCCGCAAGTCTTCGCTCGTTGCTGAGCGGGAGATCATGCGCTTTGCGGTGGCGGATTCGGAGACTGGAATCAAGCCGCATGCGCTGTGGCACAAGCATGTGCACAACGTTGAGCTGGACCCGATGCAGTGTTTGAAGATGCATGAGATGGATCTGCACCCCAACACGGTGGATTACAGCTCGCGGCGCACAGGCAAGACTGCGGTGAAGGAGATGTACATCGTGGAGCAGCTGGCGACGAACTCGCACCAGGAGTGCGGGATTGTTGCGCCACGGATGCAGCAGAGCCAGAACAATTTGAACTATCACACGGATGCGATCAAGCGCAGCGCGATGCTCAAGGCTTTCATCCAGTACACGAATGGGCGCCAGCAGCTGCGCGACACGGGTTACCAGTTTGTCAATCACAGCAAGGGCAGTGCCTACGGGATCATGAGCCAGATTGACGGTGATTCGATCACGATTGCCAGCCTGGAAGAGACTGACGACATGCCGCAGGACCGGCTTATGTCGCGGTTTTTGCCGATGCTGGGCGCAGCGCGGCGGCTGGGGGTGGATACGCGGGAGAAGAAGTTCAGCCCGTCGATTCGGATCAGCGGCGTGTTCAAGGGCGCTGACGTGCTGCAGCGGCTGATCAACACCGGGGAGTATCACGCGCTGCCTGCGGTGAATGTGCACCTGGGCGTGCAGATGGGGATGGTGGATGCGGAGTGGGCCAGGAGCATGCAGCTGCAGCAGAGTCCGGAGGAGTACATACGCCAGTTTTTGTGCAAGAACATCAAGGCGCGTAACTGGATATGGGAGGAACACATTCGCCGGGCCTGTGCGCTGGGTCTGCAGGCCGGGCTGGAGCGGGCCGAGCCTATGCCGGGCCAGCGCTACAAACGCCGGGGCCTGATTGGACTTGGGTACGACCACACCGGGCACGGCGAGACGCCAGAGGCATCGAAAAGCGCGCTGGTGATTGTGGAAGTGATGGGCAACTGGCTGACGTTCCCTTATGTGCGGATCTGGGATGCCGGGGTGAGCGATGCCACGCTGCGCCGGGACATTGTTTCGATCTGGGACTACTTCCGTCCGGATTACGCGATCGGCGATGCCTACGGGGTGGGAATGATGACGGCGGTGAACGATGACTTGTTCCGACTGGGCCTGACGGAGATTAATCGCGAGACGGTGGGCGACGGCCAGAGCAATGCCAGCGCCTGGGGCGGCTGGGCGTTTGCACCAATGCGCTTTGAGGGGATGACCAAGCACGTGATGGCCAGCGCAGTGCGTGAGGCCTTCCACAACAACCGTGCGGCGTTCCCCTATGTTGATACCGGCTGGGACGGCGAGGACAAGGCCTGGCTGGCATTCATGCGTCAGCTTGGGAACATGAAGGCATTGCCGACGCAGGCGAGCTACAGCAGTTTTCAGATGGCCGACCAAAAAATTGGGGATGACTTGTTTGATGCGAGCTGCGCGGGGGTGTATGCCTTGCTGACGCGCGGGCTGGCCGATGCGCCGGCGGTGATTCAACAGCGCAAGGCCTCAAGGGAGAGTTTGCTGGGTGGTGGCGCCGGAATGGATTTGATGGCGCTGAATTGATTTTTAACTGAGGAGCTGATCGTGAAACTTTTTAAATCTGTTTTTTCAACATTTGTAGCTGTGATGGTGGCGCTGGTGGCGTCTTGCGCAGTGGTGCCAATGGCGCAGGCCGGGGCGCTGAGCGACTATCTGGAGAACAAGCTGATTGACCACGTGTTCCGGGGCCAGCCGTACACCGCGCCGGCAACGGTTTATGTGGAGCTGTACACGAGCGCTTGCAGTGATTCGGCGCGAGGTACGGAGGTATCGGGCGGTTCGTATGCCAGGGGATCACTGGCGGCGAGTCTGGTGAACTGGGCCGGTACGCAGGCTGCAGCGAGCACCACGGCGAGCACGGGCACAAGTGGCACGACGAGCAACAACGCGGTGATTACATTTGCCACGCCATCGGCGGGATGGGGCACGGTGACGCACGTTGGCCTAAGCGATGCGTCGACCGCGGGGAACATGCTGGTGTGCACGGCATTGACGGTGGGCAAGACGATCAACAGCGGGGATACGGTGAGTTTTCCGGCGGCTAGTTTGACGAATCAGATTGATAACTAGGGGGTGACATGATCACGCTAGCCGACATACAAGCAAAAGTCTCTGCGGAGATTCTTGCGACAAAAGACCCGCAACAGATTGCGGATGCTTTCAACGCAGGGCGAACGAAAGTTGGCAAAGTATCCCGCGAAGATTTTGCAGTGTGGACGGCTTCGACGGGTATGCGCTCAGTGATTGAGGATTTGTCGGTTGATAAAACATCCCCACTACGGGACGCCTCACTTGCTTGTCTTGACGTGCTGCGCGGGGCGGCGGCGGCGATTGACTTTTCCATCACCGCGAACATGCAAATGCTCGGCGCGTGGGTAGCCTTCGGAATGCTGACGCAAGCCAACCATGATGCATTGATTGCACTCGCAACCTATGACGACTTTATGAGCCTGCGCGAAATAACAATGGCGCTGATCGACGATTCTGGCGCTTGGAGATATTGATATGGCAACCACAACAACATTAGTAAAAGCGCCTAGGACACTGATCGCAGCGGCTACGAGCAATGCGGCCAACGCCACCAAGCTAGGAGCGCCGGTGGACCTTCGCACAGCGAATGGCGGCATCTTGACGGTTAAGGTCAAGCCTCTTGGCACCCTTGGCAATCAGGCGGTTGTCACTGTAGTTGCAGCGCACGACGCAGGGACTACGCCAGCCGCAGCAGTGGCAGGGGCAGTCTGGAAAACCATCGCCACACTAGGCGGCAGCGGGACCGTATCGGGTGCAGAAACTGAGCTACCTCCGTACATCGTGCCATTTGGCGTAATGCACCTTAATGTCGTAGTGACAGGCAACACAACGTCAGCGGTAGAGTGTGAAGCCTTTATGTCCGAAGTCAGCAGCGCATCGAGTGTCTAAATGGCGTGGATCACACGTCAGGTTACAAGGACCAGCCAGCCGCAGGAGTTGGTGGGGATTGATTGGTGCAACCCAATCACGCAGGGTCTTGCGTTTGCCGAGATGCCCAGTACGCGCAGTTTTGACAACATCAATGGCGTCACGACTGGTGCCGGAGCGTCGGGGGCTAAATTTGTTTTCAGCACGAACAAGTACCTGAAAAAATCAAGTCCAAAAGTAACGAATTACCCACTGACATTTTTTGCCGTGGCCAAACGGGAACGCAGACCGTTTGACGAAGCCATCATGTCAATTGGCATCACGGCAAACCGGCATCTTTTCTACTTCAATCAAGATAACGCTGCGATTTTTTCGGCGAATCCAGGTGGGATTAATGGGCAAGCTACCTACCCACTTGGCACCGATATAACGAGAGATATTGTCCTCGCGGCGCGGGTTTCAGACAGCAACAGCCGTGATGTATGGGTCGGCGGCAAGCAAGGGGCGTTCAACACAAATATCGTCATCACGGCAGAGGCGGATACCGCAGTTATCGGCGCTTACTGGAACAGCGGCGCTCCGTCCATGTACCTCGGTAGTTCGATTTACATGGCGTGCGCATGGAGTCGGGCGCTATCTGATGCAGAAATCAAATCGCTGTCGGACAACCCGTGGCAAATCTTCGAGCCCATCAACGAGCCTTTATGGATACCTGATGTGGTAGCGTCGGGGGGTACGGCAACCATCACCGCCGACGCCGCAGCGCAAGCCACAGCCACAGCCTCACTTCTCAAGGGCGTGAGTCTTGCCGGTGCGGCGATATCGCTGGCCACTGGCACGGCGGCGATGGGGTTGACTGTGCCTCTGGCCGCAACGGCGTCCGGGCAAGCGCTTGCCAGTGGGCAGCTTTCAATCACGATCAACATGGG